TCCCAGCTCCTTGTAATCTTCTGTGCGGGTGAGGTATTTACCATCTTTGAAGAGATTCAAATCTTGTGCAAGTCGATCATAATGCAGACTGTTTTTCATGTGCCCTTTATGATCAGACCTATACCCTTCTCCAAGAGTGATTTCATACCCACGCTCATATGCAAATTTGAGCAATTCCGCCAGCATCTCTACGAATGCTGATTGTGCTTGTCGTAATGTCATAGTCAAGACCTCTTATCAAAATGCTTATCCATGCGATTTTCAATACGGTCAAAACGTCTGCCAAACTCTACCCGCATCTGATCCACCGTCTTCGTCAAGGCTTCCACCTTGACTGCAATGGGACTGGATTTTTGCCATTTTTCATAATCATCCACAGTCATCCTGTTTTTGACACGGTTGAATAGGAACCTCTGAACTAAAGCATTCGCCCCAACATAAGCTGTGACCAACACTCCGATAATCCAGTGCTTCTCCGGCATCATCTCCTCCTCTTACGTTTAGTTCCTTTCTTGTGGTACGTATCGTAGAACCCTTCTGCCCTACCCACTGCCTGTTTCTCCGTATACCCTTCCTTCCTGAACTCCGGGATAGCCCGTTTCAGGTACTGCTTACGTGTTTCACCTTTTCTTGGTCTTGGCATCTTGAATCCTCCCTTGGGGTATATCCCACTTACCTACTTTTGGAAAAGTATACCCCCACTTTTCCAGTAAGGCTACTTCTTCCTGCATTCTATACCCTATATCTGATCTATACTGCTTTCCTACCAAATGAATTTTATCCACAACCTTATAGGCTTTTTGCAAAGCTGTAAAAGCACTATGTCCCACTCCTGTAGCTACGCCAACAACTCCGTCATAAGCATTGGAGTACACCATAGTACCTTTTCTACTTACATCTGTTGCCCAAAGGTCATTAGGCAAAAATTTTGCAAAATGACTTTTCCCTTTCATTTTTGGGTCAGGGGTGGAAGGGTAGGGAGGTACTGTTACCCGCACTCCAGCACCAACTTTCCACTTAAGTTCTCCTTTTCCAGAAAGGAAAGAAGTAAAGAAGTCTTCAATCTTCCCATCCCACATTGAAAGCAAAGTTTGGATTGCATCATACCCGAATCGGGGTGTAAATTCCAACCCATGTGGAAGATGATCTGCTTGAGAAATTATAGAATTGATGTCAATAGGTCCCACAAACTTCATTCGACGTAAGGTAGGAGTAAGTTTGTAGACAGTCTCCTTTGGAAGCTTCCCAGAAACTTGCATCACCACGTTTCCAGCGCATCCAATAGTAGGGCCTTTGTTAAAATCCATAAATTGCTTTTCTTCAAAGGTGCAGTTAGTGAAACCCTCAACAAAAGACTCTCCATTAAACCAACCCTCACAACTTACCTCAACCCCTTCTACAAATTTTTGAAGCCCTACCACAGCTTTGGGATAGCGCCTTTGGTAATCAGAAAGTTTTTCAAGCATATCATCAGCAGAAGAAGCCACATAAGTAGATACTGTATCTACATTGTCATTTAACTTCACCACATACCTCTGTGGATGTTCAATCACAAAGCGCTCTGCTTCTGAGTAAGAAGTAAATGAATGCATCTTAGGCGAACGGATTTTGGAAACTTTCATAACTCCAATACCAAACAACCTATCAAGCTCAATCCTATCACCGAAACCACTTGCACCTATAACCCTTACCCCTCGTTTACGTAAAGCATCTGCTTTTTTCCCAAACCCCACGTGGTCAAAAATAGCTACATCAACCCCTGCAACAGCAGATTCATAGGTAGAAGTAAAAGGAAAAAAGCCTTTGTAAACAGCTTTCGGGTCTTTAGCCCATACTTTTACCTTACTTCCTTCAAGAAGCATGCGATAAGCAATACTTAACCCATCCCCAAAAGCTGAAATAAATGCCCATTTCATTGATATAACCTCCGTACCTCTGCAGCTCTCTTTTGAAGCGTTGTAGGAATCCTTCCGGGAGAAACAGTTTTTGCCTCTTGTAATTTCCTTAAAAGGACTTGTGGAGAAAGATGAATCCTCTGGTAGGCAGGTTTCCCTCGGTTATAGTTTGCTAAGTCTCTTCTAACTTCTCTAAGACCTTCCGAATCTCCTTTATAAAAAGCTCTAACAAAACGATCATAGAAATACTCTCGATCAGTTGCAAGACGGTTTTGGAGAGAATGTATTGCATTTCTTGCTGCCCAAGTTTTTGCAACTCCAGAAGGAACAAAGCCTAAAGCCTTTAAAGTACTTTCTCCAAGAGATGGCTGGTAAATAAGCTTTCCTTTAGAAGTTCTGACTCCTTCTGTAGCATATTTGTAACCTTGTACTAAATTCCTCCCAGCTTCGGGAAGAAACTGAGAAAAAGCTTTTAAGGTATCCCCGGAACTTAAAGCTTTTGCAAGACGTTTAGGTCTTTGGAAAGTCACATCCCCTATAACGCCCAACACTCCAGGAAGATCTACCGAAGGAACAAGATCACCAACTCCGATACTCCCACTAAGGTCAACTCCCAAAGCACTTGGAACACCATGGTAAATAGAATCTGCAAGAACCCTCTCTGAAGAATGAGTTAAAAATCCTCCAGTTAAACGATGAAACCATTCTCTAAAAGAAGTCTCTGGATCATACCCAGCTTTCTTCAATGCATAAAGAATAGGTCCACTAATAAGCACTCCAGAAAGACCTGAAAAAGCTGCCATAGCACCCATAGATTTGAGCAACGCTATTCCAGGATTTGTAGGAGATAATAAACCCTCCCCACTTGCCCTCAAAACTTCTTTTCCAAGACCTGACAACTCTGGCTGACGTCCTACCACATCCCTACCAATAAGCTGTCTTGCAAAGTTTACATTCATTAAAACATAGTTAAGAAGAAATGTACGAAAGGTACCTATTGGTGCACCAATCCTACCTCTAAAGAGTTTTGGTCTATTAGCTTTTCCATACTCATAATGAGCATCCCTTACTAACTTCCGTGCAAAATTAGTGGCATCTATAAAAGAAAGTCCCTTCTCTCGTGCAACATCAAAAGCTGCAAGGAGCATTGTAGCACGATTGAAACGCTCAACCCCAGAAAAGAACATTCCACTGGAATCTCTCAGCTTCTTCACACTCTCTGGCAAAAAGCCTCCAGAGGTTTCTCCCTTAGCAGCACCCATTAATTCAAACATAAGTTTTGCCGATACATCTCCAGAAGCAATCCCAATTTCAAGGGCTTTTTGTTGCTCTGGCGAAAGAGGAGAATTTTTAGGGTTTACATAATGCATCATAACATCTTTTGAGGCCTTTGTTAAGCGCCTTAATGCACCTTTGGTATATTGACTCAACACTGGCCAACCTGAAGTAATATTTTGTGTAGCATCAGCAAGAGCACTTTTTACATTCCACCCGAGATACATAGTGAAAAGTAACCCTCTAAGGGCTGCTGCTTCCTCTTGAGAGTTGAGGGTATACGACACATAGTCATCTGCATATGCTTTAAGATCTGACATAGATTGTGGGATCTGAGCAAGGAGATCCCTCTGATCCCTCAAAGCAGGTGCTTTAGAAAGGTATCCTGCAAGACCAACAGCATAATCAGTAAGAGACCTTCCAAGATCCTCGCTAAACCCTGCTACATTTTTCCTATGAAGCAAATGAGAATTAAAACCTCTGTTGAGTAGAGGAGCCACTGAAGTAATGAACTCGTTTGCCACTCTGGGATCAACTCCTGCAGTAGAAGCATAATTTTTCAATTCAGGAACAGAAAGTCCAGTGAAGATCTTCCTAAACTTCTTTGTCACAATCCCATGACGAATTCGATTCTTAAGTGAAGGGTCTCTTTTTAGAAGATCAAGAATTGCAGCATCTCTTTCTCCTTTAGTCTTGAATTGTGCATACCAAGGAAGATCCTTCTCCCCCTTTTTGGGAGTAACTACTACATAGTACTTTCCAAAGCGGCTTTGTGGTATATAACCATTACGGGAGTTGATACTCTTATCAATCCTTTTAAGAGCTTTGATCTTTTTGGTAAGTTCAGCTTTAAGGGCTTGGTCTTTTACAACCCCTCGAAAAGCAGCAAGCATAATAGGAGCATTATGCCAGTCCTTTTCTAACATAGCAACCAACTTATTTGTCATATCTTCTGAAAGTGTTGCGTCATGAGCCCATTTTTGTAGATCGTATTTATTTACTACTTTTTCATACATAGCTTTATGTAAATGGGTAAGCGCATCTTTCAAAAAGCTTGTTACTCCAAAATAAGCCTCTTTCTCTTTGGGGGAAAGCAAAGAAACTTCAGGGGAATTTTCATCAAAGTACCTCCCCTCAGAGTTACCTTTAAACAGTAAAGCACTCACTCTACCAAAACCCGGCAAGTCATTTTTCTGCATCTGTAGAAATGGACGAAGTTGCTGATGAAATTGACTTGCCCATGAAGAAAAATGCTCTCCTTGCTGAAAAGCACGAAGGACGATAGGCTTAAAAATAGGATACCTATCAGCAAGATACAAAGGAGTAATGATGTATTGTGAAAGTTTATCCCACCCAGTAAATTGCTTATAGGGTTTTTTCTCAAGAGAAGCAATTAGCTTCTTAATTTCTGGATCTTTAACCTTCGCTTTCATTCCTTCATAAATGTTACGAGTAGGAAGGTCAATAGAATCTCCCGTTTTTGGATCTTCTACTGGAGCACCAGCTGCTGCTCTTTTCCGTGCATCAGACAAAGCTTTTTGGAAAAAGACTCTTCTGCCTCTTTTCAAAAAAGCTATCGTTGAAGCAAGCCCTAAAAGCCCTAAGAGGGGATAGTAATACCACTTTCCCTTTTCTTCTTTATCTCCCTGAAGTTGTGCTGCCTCAGCAGAAGAAGCAGATCCTACAAGTTTCAGTCCTGCCATGAGTCCTGCAAATTTGAGATACTTAGCCAACTTAGGGTCTTTCTTAAAAGCTTCTCTAAGAGAATTAAATAGCAGTGAATATTTTGGACTATGCACACCAACCCCGTTCTCAGCAATTTGCCCTATAGCTGTTGCCATTTGCTCTGCAGGGTCAGAAGCATAACTATCACTTATATGATCACCATACACACTATACATCAGATCTTTCCCCAAAGCTAATACTTTGGGAAATGGTACTTTTGGGTATAGACGTTTCAGTCCTACCCTCCAAGACTTTTCATACTCAGGTACTTTACGCTGCACTTCATGGGTATACTCATGTGCCAAAGTTTTTGAGGATAGATGAGCCAAGATAAGACCTAATTTTGTAAAATGCACCCCATACGACGGCCCCCCAGCAAAGTCTGCTATAATCTTAGAAGCTTCCTTCTGTGGAAGTGTAAGTACCCACGCACTTTTTTTGGGCATATTTTTCATAATAGACGCCACCACTGCTGGAAAAGCAGTTTCTGGTTTGTTACCAATCTTGATATGGTAATCGCCATTTGGATCGAAGGATTTATAAAGTTCTTCTATAGGAACAGCTCCAACCGAGTGAAAAAGAGTTTGAAGAGACTCCTTCACTTTACTCTGCACATCCTTACTAAAAGTAGATCCCTCAACATCACTTACTGCAGCAATAAGATTATTTACTGTGCCCTCCAACCCTTTAGTCTTATACTGCTTCATCCACTTATCAATATGATCCATTAACCCAACAGCATGTTCTAATTCAGCGTCTTCTATGGTGGGTTGTTGAGATCTCAAAAGATCCCGCCTTTTCATTTCTTCTACCGCATCAGCAAACCTCTCTTTGTAGAGATCCTTATTCTCTACATTTGCCCAATCAAGGCTGTTGGCTTTGTCAAGTTTGTCTTTTAGATGCGCATAATTCTTAAGCAAAGCTTCGTCACTCATAGAAGCAAATGGATTACTTTCACCTCCACGAGATGTAGACTCATGCACTTTATCAAGAATCCTCTGTTCGGTAGGGGTAAACTTTTGCTCTCTAAACTTCCACATAGAGGGGTACTCTTTACTAAGAATAGAAGAAGTTCTAAAAGCAAGTCCTTGACGAGAAATTTGAGGATTCTCAGAAAGAACCTGCTCTGCTACCCTTTTCACCTCTTTCCCAAAGAGTAAGTTGGATTGAGGGTTTCCAGGAGATAGTTTCTCTTTAAGAGGTACTTGCACTATAGGCTTCTGCAACTCCGGGTATTCTTTCAACACCTCCATGGGGACAGGTTTGCCTTCGGCGAGGGCTTTTTCAACAAGGTATTTATGTGGATTATCTATACCCTGCTGCGGAATTTCAGCTATAGGCTTAGGCTGCAACTCCTCTATAGGAGTTCCTAATTCACCATAGCGAGCAATAATATCATTTACTGTTGCAGGTGTATCACCTATCCATAATAGATCCTTCGCAACATCTGCCTTGCGAGCAACTCTAATCTTAGGGTTCTTCACACCACGACGTTTTGCAAAGCTTTGTGCTTTCCCTAAATTAGCCCAAAAGGTGTTAGGCGCATTTATATTATCTGCGCCTACCCCTCTAAAAATATGAGCTTTCTCAAACTCCTCCTTTGTCATCTGCCACGGTTCTTTCTTACCACCAACCTCTTCAGCCGCTTTATTTGCTACTACCAATCCTTCCTTGGGCGGCGTACCTCCACCCACAGGCAGCTCCTCAAGTTGTGGAACGGCTACTTTTGTAGGCTCTTCCGCAGGACTTTTTAAAGGTGGAGTTACTTTTTCTACTGGTTCACTGGGCTGAACTTTTCCAAGAGCGTCAAGGGATTTTAAAAACTCATCACCAGAAGAAAGCGCCTTCTTTGCTGCTACTTTTCCAGCAAGTTTGTGAGCACCTTTTACACCACCAAGCAAAATAGAATTTAAAAGAAAATCAGCGCCTACCTTTTGGGCTGAAGGTATTTTTCCTGTATTAGCATAAGTTTCAGCTTCTTGCACACCAGTAAGTCCCACCATTTCAGCAGGAAATCTTGCAGCTTTTGGAAGAAACTCAACAGGGCCTAAAAGTCCTCCAGTAAGAAACCCTAAAGCACCTTCCTTAGCACCTTCCGTAATACCTGCAACAACAGGATTTTTACCCTCTCTAAGAGCTGTCGCAGCAGATTGAGTACCTCCTACAGCAGCGGAACCACCCCCAAAAGCAAGAGCTTCTGGAAGAATCTTGGCTACTAATGGTGCAAGTTTAACTCCAGCTTTTTCCAAAAGCGACATTCCGACTTTTTCAGCAATACCACCGGGGATAAGATACAAAGGAAGATCCCCTAAGAGGTTGCCTGCACCATAAATGAGAGTTTCCCCAAAACCTTTAGGCCGGGTAATAAAGTGCTTCTTAACTCCTCCCATAGCTTCTACTAAAGATGGAAGCGCAGCACTCTCCAACCCAGACATAAAGAGGGAACCTTTTGAAGGTCTTTGAGAAATATATTTATTATAAAGTGCCTGTGCTTCAGGTGAAAGAGCCACCTTTATTCTCCTCCCAAAGAGTTTATCACTGCAAGAGCGTTACGAAAACGAGCCGAGGCTTCCTTATCAGGAGTATAATGCTGCAAAGCATTCACTTGAGCATTTACTAATCTTGCTGCAAGAATTTCTCTTGCGAGTTCCTGCTTCTTTCGCTGCAACGCTGAAAGAGATTCTTGGAACTGACGATCAATCTCTGCAAGCTGCTTTTGATACTCAGGTGATTGTGGTGTTGGTGTATCCAAAGGAGCATACCCTTGTAAAGCAGTTGCAAAACTTTGCCCTATAGAAGGAGCAAATTGTTTGTTAAGAGCATCTAATGCTGCTTTCCTTTGAAGAGCTAACTTTTTCTCCTCCTCCTGAAAAGGAATTTCTACCAAGGAAGTTATAGGCTTTGAGTATATATCCTCAGCAGGGATTCCCATATTCTGCAAATCAGACACATACCCCACTCTTTGCTTTACAAGAGGCAACACCTGTTCACTATAAGAAGGTTCCTTAGCTTTACCTGCAAGAGCAGCACTTAACTCCTCCAACTTATATCTATGCTTTTGTGCCTCTGTTTGACTTTGCTCTGCGGGAATTGATGGAAGTGCGTATTGTGTGTCATGAGAAATAGTGGGTAAGGGCCTCAAGAATACCCCAACATCCCGAGCAGCTTTAAGCATACGAGAACTTGCAGGAACAGCTGAGTTTGGCACTGTTGCCATATAGTTTTTTACCATCTCAAGTTCTCGCGCTCTCTTTGTAGCATCTTGAGCTGCATTCCATTTCTCAAGATCTATCTTATTTTGCAAGGCTCTCCTGGTTCCTATATCTCCGGGACCCGCAAGGTAGTGACCTATAAGATCAAGAAACCCCATTTTACTTCCTCCTATTATGCAAAGGTTTTATCAAACCCAATACCAAAAGACTTACCAGACTGCTTTCCAGTAGATGTAATAGTTCCAGTGCCACCACCCTTAAGCACATTAAGCAAAGTAACCAAAGTAGCAATCTTTTCTTCTGGAAACCCTTGTTGCCGAAGGTACTCTTGGAAAGCCACATCAGCTTTTTGCTGCGCCCTATTCTGAAGAGCTTCTGCCGCAGTTTTTCCCTCACCAATAGCACTCTGCCATGCAGGCAAATAAGTAGAAGCCACAGCATTTTGACCCCTAAGAAACTCTTGATATTTTCGGTCAAGAGCTGCCTGAGCATCTTGTTGCTGTAGTGCTCCTGCTTGATAAGCTTCTTTTGCTGGAATATATCCAGCTTCCATTACTCCAGGTAAAGCAGAAATAAGTGCCTGCTGCTTAGCCCGTTCATTTTCGTACTGACCCAAACCAAGCTGAGCTAACTGTCCAGCAAATTCTCCCTGAGCTTTTCCAAGGGCTTTCGCTTCCATAGAAGAAAGATCTGCACCATGTAGAGCATATTCATTCTTAATTGCAGGAAGTATATCCGAACTAAAAGTATCTGTAAGGTATTTGGTGTAGTCAGAAAAACCCGGAGCAGTTCTTGGATCAAGATATTTTCCAGATAAAACATCCTGCATGTAAGAAATAGTAGGATCATACAAAGCTGCTCCTGAAGTACCCCCCATAATAGATTGAAGGGCCTCAAGTTGTGCTTGATTCATTGGAGCTGTTAAATCACCAGAATAAGAAACTGGTCCAGTTCGCAAAAAATCCCTCAAAGCAGCATCACCTAAAGCTGCCCGCTGATCCATCCCAGTAAGAACATTTCTGTAGGTATCTGTTACAGGCGCAACTCTTTGACCAGAATAAGAAGTATAGGGAGCATTTAAATACTCCTTTCCATAACCAAGAACATCCGCTACAAAAGGTTGATACTCTTTTGCAAAAGGGTTTCGTTGTTGTGTGGATGTCGCTTTACTCTTCTGCTTTTGATGCTTAAACATCCCTTTCACACTCATCACACCACCTCTTTCTTAAATTCATACGCATAAGGAATATACCCATAAGGCTGAAAAAGACGCTCCATTGCTTTATATCGAGTACCACTAAAATGAATTTCTTTCACACTAAGCTTTTTTGCTATAGCATCTACTACCTTCATAGATCTCTTTAAAGGTACCTCTGAAGAAGCCATTCCAAAGTCAATATAAAGCATAGTATCATCGTAAACTCTGCAAGTAAAGAACCCCAAAACTTTATGCTTCAAAGTGATAAGTACAATAAAACCTCCTTCATCACAGAGAGTATAAAGTCTATCCATCACCTGACCTCGACTTTCTCCTACTAACTTAGCACTTTTTGTTTGCATATAAGCATCAACTAAATCCTTAAGCACACCACCAGCACCAAAGAAGTCAGTAGTTTGATAAGTCAAGCCATCTTTGAAATAGAATTTCATTAGATCCCTCAATATTGTGTATTATTTATCAAACAAAACCAATGGTTTGTTCCTACCCCACTTCCCATATAAACATACAGTCCCGCTCCTCCTCCAGGATTCCATGAGCTTCCATCAGCAAACACTAACATCCCTTGGAATTTATATGAAGGCTCTGTGTCTAAAGGCAAAAGAGTAACGCCATCAATCCCTTCATTACCTTTGTGGACACTATTAAGGTAGTGTGACAACCTACCAAAATACTGATTTAGCATCTTTATTAGATGACTATGAAACTTAGTCACATCTTTTTCAGTTGGATCTGGAAAAATATAGGATGTAGCTAAATTCTTCATCGCTTCCCCATGAAAGAAATCTGAGGGTCATATTCTGTAAGACTGAACACATCCACCCCAGAAGAACTAACAAGCTTCAACACAAAAAAGGCTCCAGCCACTCTACAATAACACTTTCCATTAGGCAAAACTGAAAAAGGACCCTTCCAAGTAAGAGCCTCGTGTTCAGAAAACTTTACCCCTATATATACCTTAAAATCTGTACTTCCTCCAGAAGAAAGAACAAACTGAATATTGTCGAGGATGTATACACCATCACCAGCATCACCCCGAAAAGAAGAACTTACGATAGAAGTTTCATAATCACTTCCTTCTATAGTGTAAAGTGTGGTATCATACTCATCAATGAATTGGTTGTATCTTCCAAAGAGGTTGCTGGGAGCATCTGCTTGAGTCCTAACCCCACTCCATGCAATACTTCCCCAAGAAGACCAGCCCCCAGAAGCTGTCGCCCAAGAAATGTCAGCACTTTTAAAGTAGTATCCAGCACAAGTGACCTGTGGAAGATCCCTAAACCAATAAGCTCCAGTAAGCATGTTGTAGCAAAGAGCTTTGTCGTAGATGATTGCAATCTGCCCACTGGCTTCGATGGTTTGATTCTTGGAAGGATAAAGCCACATAAGTAAAGCATCTTCTTCAATAAAGAACCCTTGAATAGCATACCATCCTCTGGGATGAACATCATTGAAGAAGTCTTGCCAGATATAGTCGCCTATTCCTTTAATACTCAAACCATTAAACACATAGATGTTGTCATTCCCTATAAAGATATGTTCATCACCAAGGTTCACAATCCCCTTTGCAGAGAGAGTTCCAACACCATCTACTTGAGTGTGAAAGTCAAACACATAAGGGCTTCCCACAAAAGAAACAAGGATAATTCCCCGCTCTTTGTAAAGAGCAAGGTGACTTCCTAAGAGTGCCGCTGCAGTTAGCCAATCAGGATTATCAGCGAAGTCTTTACTTCCAGAGTCTCCCCCAGTAAAATTAGCAGTTCCTTTGTCACTCCACTTAACCATCTGACGAGAAATACTTGCTGACCCAGGAGCTATTTGAATCAAGTGGTCTTCAAAAGTAATGATGTTTTGACAATACTCTCCAGTCAACTTACCAGCTGGAGAAGTGGGACTCCCGGAAGTCATAGAAAGATCAAAAATTTCGTTAATGCCATTGGTGAGGTAAAGGTGCTCTCTAAAGAAAGTCCCATGCCAAAAGTGAGAAAGGTCGGCAGACACCGAAAGACTTCCCTTCAGAGAAGTAAATTTCACCCCAGTGGCAAGAGTATCATACCAAAAAAGATCATTTGTGGTGCCTACTATCAATGCAGAATTGTTATCATAATCAAACAGCTGGTCGATATAAGTAGGAACACCATTCAATCCAGTAGTGGAGGAAGGATACTCTGAAGCTGCCCCAAACAAACCCATTCCAGGAGCTTTAGTAACCCTATCCACAGTAAAATGCGCATTTTGGGTTTCCCGCCAAAAACGCTTGTCTTCTAAGTGAGAAGGTGCTGAAACCCTTTGCCCACCAAGAGGAGCTGGTATGTCAGTACGAGTTTGCATTAGTCATCCCAACAAACAAGGTCGTAATTAGTTGCATCCTCATCGCAGTGGATAGTAATTTGTGTAGTCGTTTTGATTACCCAACAAGTAGCTGGAGCCTCTGGGGTAACTACAGCTGTAAAATTGGTATCTCCAAATGGATGGTTTAGTTTTTGGTAATAATCCCCATTACTTCCATTAAAAGATGCATATGACCACCCTGCTGGAAGTCTGTAAGTAGTGGTACTATCTACTTTCCCCCTAATCCGATAAGGGTTTATTACAGATCCTTCAGTACCATGCACACCATCTACCATATCCGCATTCAGGTTTGCGACCTTGGTAGTATTCGTAGTGGTCAGGGTGTTAGCACCGAGAGCAAGATCGCCATTCATCGTGGTGGTCCCGGAGATGGTGAGGTTGCCTGTAAACGTCCCATCCCCGGCGGTGAATGGAGCATCCTCCCAGGTAATAGAGTCTCCTGCACTCCCGGTTGCCGCAGTGGCACGCTGAACACTGAATTGGGCATCAAGATCTGTTAGCGTTATCCGCATCGGGCGCAAAGTATTATCCGTCCAAGCATAATATGAAGTCCCCGAAGATGGGTTGTAGTTCCTGCACCACCTGATTATTCCATTCCCAGGCTGATGAAGTACAAACAGGGAAGTCATACTTGCAGGACCGAATTGTATAGCATGACTGTTCGTGGAAAGAGTAAATCTCCCTGTCATCGGCAGCGTGCCGTCTCGAAGGAGAAAATCCGTTGAGTCCTTACCGTCTACCTGGTCGGCGTTGAGGTTTGTTACCTTGGTCGTTGAGGCCGCCCCGCCAGCGAGGTCTGCGGTGCCGGAGACAGTGAGGTTGCCTGAAACCAACGTACTCCCGGCAAAGAATGGAGCATTTTCCCAAGTAACTGTATCTCCTGCGGAACCAGTAGCTGCCACTGCTCTTTGGATGCGCACTTCTGAACTGCTGTTGCTTAGGTAGGTTTTTTGTGGGCGTAATGCATTATCTGTCCAAGCGTAATAGGTTGTGAGTGTAGAAGGATTATAATTTTTGGTAAAGACCAAATCTCCATTCGAATCCTGATAAAGCAGATACAGAGAAGTCATACTTGCTGGGCCGAATTGTATAGGGTGAGTGCCTGTATATGGCTTGAAAATCCCCGTCATCCGCTGCGTGCCATCCGTCAACATTACTTTTGTTGCAGGATTTCCACTTTTGGTATAAACTAACGAATAACCATTATCAGAAATAGTCCCACGCAGAGTACCTGAAGAGTCTTCAAGAGCGATTGAAGGATCTCCAGAAGTAGGGAGGATAGTAATATTTTTGTGCTCTCCATCAGTACTTGCGGGAACTCCGCTTGAAGTAATGTGATGTTCTACATCAAATCGCTCTCGGATATCTTGCTTAAAATCCCTAATCCGCCCAGCACCTAAAGCAATACTTTCAGTATCTGTGGGAACTGTCTCATCCCAATTATTCGTAAAAGCATAAGCAGATATCACAAAAGTAAGTAATAAAACGCCAACAATCCATTTTTTCATCACTGCACCTCCGCAAGATTCCCAGAATTTTCTGCCCTCTGAGACCGTAAAACAATTTTATCCAAACCATCCTGAAGCAACCCTCCCCAAACTTTTATTCGTTCATCATTCTGTAAAAAAGGTTCTGTCTCAAGAAGTGCAGAGTAAATTAATAAGTGATTATATGGAGGGGCTGTAAAAATGTTAGAGTCAGAATCCACTGAAAGAGTAGGCTGTCTCTGAAAAAACTGCATCATCAAAACCACATTTTCATCAAGTTCGGGAATAAAATAACCAAGTCCCCCAAAAATCACATAGCCCGAAGGAACTCCAGGAGATGTCGGAGTCCATTCAAGAGCCATAGCATCTTTAGGAGCTTTAACCAACTTTAACTTACTTCCATCCGAATACTCCAACCAAAGAAAAGCTTCGTGGAGAAACCGAGGAGGAAGAGCGAAAGTGGTGTCTCCTTTGGAAACACTTGCAGAATACAAAGCTTGCAACTCCACAAAATCAGCCGTAGCGAGAGTTTCCTCCAACTTCGCCTGACCCGTCTGCACAAACAAAGGCAACATTGCATCAAGATCAGTTCTTCCTGCAAGGTAGCTCTGCAAATATGTTTTAATTTCCCCAAAATCGTTAGCCACTTTCGCTCTCCCTTTTTACTACTTCACCTCAGTCCAATTCCCTCTCGCAGCGTGCTTACGCACCAATTTCGCATCTTCCTCAGAGACCATCAAGATGCCATTAATGAAACTGACAAGCTTGTGGCCAAGGGAGATACTCAACCCTCCTGGGTGATTAAGCTTAAAGCACGCCATGCCTTTTGGTACATTTATAGGCTCCTCTGAAGGAGCATCTTTTGGAACATCAGGAATGTCCCTCTCATTCTTCACTTTTGCAGTTCCAATAGTAGCCATAGTAAATCCTCCAGGTTAATCCGCAAAAATTTTGCCAAATGACCTACACAGCGGTATAAGAAGTCAGATTCTCAAACCAACCATGGGTAGATGCATGATGGATCTCCAACCCACACTCAGTGAGGTATTCATCCTGAGTAGCATCATAACCGGGACTCTGGCGATTGGAAAGAAATTTGGTGTCATCTACATAACGATAGATGAGATTCGCCCCATCCACAATACACCCCGTCCCACGGAACTCTGCAATTTGGTTGAACAGAGGATGGAGTTTGAAGTAAAGAGTTCCGAAGTTGCTCACATGCTCAATGAATTTCATTCCCCATTTGGTGGTAACTGCTGGAGTGATCTGGGTAGCAGAAGCTTGATTGAACATCTTGGAAAAATTGTTCAGCGCCGTACTTCCAATAAAGCAGATTTTCTCCTGCGACCCATAGCGGAAGACTTTCTCCATATAGTCATTCCAAGTTTCAATCGAAGGGCCAGTAGACCAATCCATGAAAGTATCGGTGGAATAGGTCTTCACCTCATTCCGAATCCCTCCTGTGGCCCTCTTAGGCTGAGTTCCACTAAGGTCTTCCTTCTTGTTTCCAAAGAGAAAAGCTTTCTCCATCTCAATGGAATGCAACTCCAGCGCCTCCCTTTTCGCTCGTTTGTAAGCGTCACCAGTACGAAGACGAGTCTTCTTCGCCGTACGAGTGATAGCAAGGGAAGTTCGAAAAATTTCGGTGTAGTTGTACTTTCGAGTAGGATCGTAAGTGATAGCACTCGGTACATCCGCACCTTCTTCATGCACCGAACCAATGATGATCAAAACATCATTGTCAGAGGTAGTTCCAGTCTCTTTGGCCTTCCCCCAGCCACGGGAAACGGTGAGGGTGTCTCCAGATACAGAGGTCACAAGGAAAATCTCTTTTGTGTTGTTGTTCAACACAAGATGCCCAGCTTTGAAAAAAGCCCCAGTACCATTCCCTGCACCATCATCCACAGGGATTGTGGCTTTTGAGTCTGAAGTGGTTGCATCATTGATGTAAGCTTTCTGAGAAGCTGGATTCTTCTCATACCAACTAAATTCAGGGTCATCCACATTCTGCTTCTGCATCTTACTGGTAAGAGCAGTAAGAGGCGCAGAGCCGTTAGGGTAAAGGTAAAGAATACCTTCCCTGTAGTGTTTCGGCCTCGCAGTAGCAATAAAATCATCCGTTCCACGAAATCCAGCAAATACAACATCAGCCATAACTTAATCCTCCAAGAGTTCAGCGATTTCTCGCTCCTCTTCTGAAAGTCCTGCAAGTGGATCAGCTGGAGGAGTACTACCAACTCCGGGAACACCCCCTCCAGGTCCTGTCTTGCGTTTCGTTAACCCTAATTGTGCTCTCGCTCTTTCCGCAGTGAGTTTCAGAAGGTTTTCCAGCGGTGCATTTGGATGCTCTGTAACAACCTCTTGCATAGCGGCTTTTACCACCAACTTGTGCTTCTCCAGATCCTTATGAGTTGCATAGAAATCATCATGGATCTTTTGAAGCTGTTGCTGAAGCTCAGTCTGCTGTTGGACAGTTTCAAACTTTTGCTGTGTAGCTTTTATAGTTTCCTCGAAGAGTTTCTTTGCTTCCCCTACAGTAAGGGGTCTGTCAAGATCCTCTTCTGAAGGAACAGAAGGCTCACCAGCAACTTTGTTAAAATCAATGTATTGAGAATAAAGATCAAACTGCCTACTAAGACGTCCAATCTCTTCTTTCGCCTGAGCAAGTTCTGCCTCTCGTGCTTCCCAGGCTGCTTGGGCTTCATCAAGAGAAGAGAATTTACCAAAGATAGCTTCTTGTGTCTCTTCTTCTTCTTTCCCTTCACTGACCTCCTGAGAAAGGGAAGCATCCTGTGAGCCCTCTACTTTTCCTTCTTCTTTTACCTCTTCATCCTTAACCAAATCGTCCATCATTTTACTCCTTTCTGCTATATTCTTCGGAAGAGAGCTTAATCTCCAACAAAGATATAGCTAAAGCTAAACCCTCACAAACCCCAACACGGTGGTTATGCTCTGCCAACGTGTCTGGAGTAACCAACTCTTTTCCAAGACCTTTTAAACGCTCGTCGATACAAGTTTTAAGGTACCTCTTGTAAATTTCCCATCCCAAAGATGCTGATAACTCTCTGAGTTTCCTAAGCTCTTCCACCTGCAAGCCCATTAGCAAGCGCCTCCTGAAGTGGGATAACATTCCCTTTTTGCTGCTCATCAAGAACTTGTTGATCTGGTGCAGTCTGAATTTCAAAATCTGCAATATTCTTTGCCCCAAGAAGCCTTGCAGTGTGTTTAAAAAGTCCAAAAAGATCAATTCTTTGTGACAATGCCTCAGATTGACCCACTCCCAACAAAAGTTCCTTCCACACCTGAGCCTGCGCATATTTATCAGATACTATTGCACCATCAAAAGGTGCAAGAAAGTATTGTCCTTGAATGTCTTCTGGAGCAATTTTCACCAAACTTTGAGCTCCATCATTAGTTCCAAGAATTTTATAAACCCTTTCTTCAGAAAGAAATTGCTGGGTGTTTTGGATCAACCTCATTGCATGGGGTTGTATAGCTTGGATACTTATAAGTTCCGCAAGTTTCTGCAAGCGTCCTACAGCACTCTGCTGTGCCTGACGACTTTCAGTTGCAGACCTCCGTGAAGCATCATCAAGCATACCCATCACATTATCAGTTGCAGCAGTAATCCTTTGTATAATATCCCACACAAAGGACATATCTCGAAGATGCGCTTGAGTGACATCAACCGAAGAGAATTGAGCAAACATGGAACGAACATCCTGACCATACCCTGCAGGCTTTACCCTAATACGCTTTCCAGGTTTGGGGTCCATTACATCACTAATCTCTAACCGAGATGGATCAAAGACAATCTCATCATTCACCGTTTTCCTTACATTCTCCATATGAGAGTTGAAAAGAAAGGTGGTGATATGCTGTAAAGGGGTAATAAGCTCCATATAAGATTGTGAAAGAAAAGAGTGCCCATCACCTTCAGGTTCTGCTACTCCGAAAGGAAATCCTCCATGGTTGTAAGCATACCTCTTTTTACGAATAATAGCGGTGTCATTTGCGAGGACTATATTCCAAATTTCCGGGTAGGTAGAGTCTCCCAACCCATATATTTTAGGGATAAGTTTAATATAACCTACTTTGAGATTCACAAATCCAGTGTCTTTCTCATCCACTAAATCTCCGACAGTAATCCCATACTTTAAATTTCGGTCACTTAAGGGGTACTCATCCCCTTTAGGTCGCACCTTTGGAATAGCCCCAATATTCTCAAATCGTCCTCCATAGAAACCTTCTACAATAGCAGATCTGCTTAAGTCTTGCTCAATAATAACAAACTCTCCCTTCTGAACCTCAGGAAGGGGTACTCTTGGATCGGGGAAATAACGTCGGGGATCAATAGCCATAACACTATTCCCCTCATAAGAAGTTACCCAATCCTCCATCTCCACAAGACCCAGAGGAGTAGGCACTCTCATAAGCTGCATACCACTATCCACCACCCAATCCTCATGCAGAACACCAAAACCATACTTAAGAGAATCAAGAAGAAAAGTGTGATAGTACATTCTAAATTGCTTCACTCTTGCTTGATGCTCAAGAAGCGCCTCCATATCTACCCCAGATTGTGCTAAGCGAGAATCCCGACGAGTCCCATAGATTTCATAAAGAGGGTAGCGAGAAAGAAAAATGCCGGTAAGGTATGTAAGGATTGTTTGTATTGCTGCATAACCTACAGGAATCACGATAGGGACAATAGGCACATACCCATCCTGCTTTATTTTCTGCTCTTTCCTCAAACGGTCGTAGTCAGAAAGTTTGATATAAGCTTGGTATTGACGCTCTACCTCTTTCCACACAGTATCCTTAGAAGTCATAGCTCTTTTGGACATCTTGTAGCGATCAAGAACAAGCTTACGCAAAATGATATCTTCTTTTGGTGTTTGTATATTAGACATGAACCCTCCAAGAATCTTCGAGAGGAGCATAAGAAGGAGAAATTCCTTCAGAACCCTTTAAAAAAGCAGTACCAATTTCAGTGATTTTTGCAAGAGTGTCGGATAAATCATCATGTGTTGCAGCAGGAAAATCAAGCAATTCTGCTTCTAATTCATCCATCTGACCTTTATGGTGAAAAACCCTTCCAGATGAATAGTAAGGATGAAGAGCTCTGATTCGAGAGATCTTTTTTTGCTTTTCTTTAATCTCCACAATAGGAAGGGATACACCTCTCCTCAACATTTCATCCATAAGGAAAGGAACAATGACTTTCTGATATATATCTGCTGGCATACCTATCTTTATAGGCTTCCAATAGGCACTCATGCGGAAAAGCTCATTGATAAACATATGTGGACTCATCCCAAATTGGCGAATGTAGGAAAGAACATAAATGTTAGGAGAAGCAATCCCTACTGCCATGAGAACAGAAGCATCAGCGGAAGCAGTAGTACCTACTGCGTGGTCTGTAAGGAGAAAGGTTTTCATCCCCATTGGAAGCTCTCCAGGAGTAGTCCAATATTTAAACTGTTCCTGGCGAAAGATTCGATTCTCTTGAGCAATAGGAATGTTACGATACTCTCGGTAGTAGGCATCAATAAGACCTTCTTTGGCATACTCACTCTTAATCTCTTTAAGCTTTTCCATTGGAAGTGCTTCAGGCCAAAGGGATTTTCCTTCTTCATCCCCCACTTCCGCATCAAAACACAAGGTTTTCCACTTAGGGCTCTTTAAGTTACGATTAAGGATAGAGTCTTCATGAAGAATCGTACCAATTTGGCGAATTTTTGGGGTTTGGAAAGATGACTTTGCAGGCATAAGAGATCCATAGAACCACCTGCGTAACTTCAATCGGCGATCAGCATTTTCTACTAACTCATCATTCTCAAGATCGTCAATGAGAATCAAAGAAGGACGAAAGTTTCTCCACTTCAAACCCCTCACCCTTTGTCCAGCGCCTCTTGCAAGAACCATACAACCAGTATTAGTAACCAGCATCTTCTCATTCAGCTTTCCTTGAAGACCGAAAAAGACTTGATTCAAAAGATCATTTGTTTCAAGCTCTTGTCTAAGATTGTCAAGGAAGAAAACACTCTGTGTTTCTGAGTCAGAAATGAGCACAGCGAAATTGAATTCCCCATAAACAAGTTCATGGGCAAGGTAGATAAGATCTCCCCAAGTGGACTTTCCATGCCCACGAGGCGCAGCGATAGCAACAAACTCAGCAGGAGAGAGGAAAAGTTCTCCAATCTTTCGCTGAAAAGAGGGGATTGTTTTTGATGGAATTTGGTGAGGGAAAAAGGTCTTCCCAAAGAGGGGAAGATTTCGATAGCACATAGATGCTATCTCCCTCGCTTCAGCTTTACTCATTCCCAAGAGATTTATCCCTCCCTAAACTCACTTTACCACAACTTCTCTCTCCTGCTCCTCCTTGATTTGCCGCACATCTTCCGGGGTCAGGGAAACAGAAGCAATTTGGTGTTTTTGGATAGGCACATACCCATCAAGATTCAACGCTTTAAAGCCTATATCCGTAGCAAGTTTGTCGTCTTGTGTGGTATCGAGGACTTTCTCAATCTTTTTCAAACCCTTCTCAGCAATACGATGGATATGAGCGGCAAAATCAACAGCTTCGGAGTCTCTCCCTCTGGAAAGGGTAGAGAGATACTCTTGAAAAATAGGAGAGTTGATTATGATAGACAAACGGGATTCAGTAAGCCCAAGGATACCTGCAATTTCCCTCTGTGGCATTCCAGCCACAAGAAGCCTCCCAATTTCCCTATGCCTCTCCTTCAATTTTTGCAAATACATACCACTTCTCCTTTTGAAAATATCTACCCTCTATTATGCCATTCCCAAATGGATTTGTCAACCCCTCTTTTTCCCTTTAGAATCAATGGGTTAGAAATGTATCAAATGCTACCTTTAAATTTTGGTGAAAATATATGGAGGGTCTATAGTAAAAACCCCCACTTTTCCATGGGGGGAAATAGGGGGGAGGGACTTGACAAGAAGGAAAATTTAGGGTAGACTTGTGTATAAAATCAACCAAAGTTCCCTCAAAAAGGGGGAGAAAGGAGAAAAGAGATGAAGTACACAGAAGAAGAAGTACAATGTGGAAGTCAAAC